TCCAGGATTAGGTCCAGGAGGCTTAGGTCCAGGATTCCATCCTCCTCCTGCTCCACAGCTCTGGTCCTGTTTACAGTTGTTCTTGCCATTGGTGATAGTACATTTGATTGAGCAATCAGCTTTGCAATAATTGTGTCCATCTACCGCAGGATTATTATCACTTACCTTTTTACACCCTGTGGCTCCAGATCCTATTGTATTTACGTAAGGACATGTATCAGGATCTGGGGTCGATGAAGTAGGAGGAGCTAACATTGCAACTTTGTCCCCGATGTTGCTACCAAAAATATTTTTCCACTCTGTCGAATCGGTTATTCCCAGATCATATAGCCAATGGTAGGGGATAAAACTAGCCTCGTATGTAATTAGATTATGTGCATTATATGTGTTAGCGAAGTAGTTGAGATAGTTAGCATAATCTTTCCATTTCCAATGTGAAAACCCGTCAAATACTCCACATTGTCTCATACCCTGTTTAACTGGAGCAGTTGTCCCGCCATCTGGAAGTCCCCCCCATAACATACTGTTACATATAGTAGTATTCTCCCCCCAGTCTCCTGTATATCTACGGGGTTTTGAATCAGTTCCACTATCCTTAGTCTTCTCCCACTGCCAGCGATTATAACAGCCAGGATCATTCAGGTCACACATACTAAGGTTCTCGATAGAGAAACTGGGCCATACGTTTGTATTTGCAGCATTCGTGGCAGCAGCGTCCAAACCACCAAGACCTAACCACCCGTTATGCTTACAGTTAGAACCCGTATCACGACCATTAACCCCCGAGATTAAGTCCATAAACTGTTTAGGGTATCCAGCTAAGCGTCTATGAGAAGATAAACTAGTGCATGCAGCTCTGGCATATTCATATGATCCTGCACTACCATCGCAAGGCATCTGGTTTCCTAATCCCCAGTACCATTCAGGTACACCTATGTTCGGCTCTTTTTTATTGCACCAACTTGGGTCTAGGCCTACTGAGGTGCACGAAGGATCAGGAGAATTATAATACTCTATTTTAGGAGCCATTGCTGCACCTCCGTCCACTCCCGTAGCAAGGTAGAGAATAGCCTCACTATTCCAGCCTTGAATGAGAGGACCAATAAAGTGTGCGACCGCATTGGTATACATCTGTTCAGTGAATCCATCGTCGTTGGACTGGGACCCTTCTTTGTCAAGATGAAGCCAAAAATTAGCAGGTAACTTTCCCTTCGTGCACGACGGAGCCACATAGTTTTGTATGAAATGGATGAATGCTCCCCATACCCATTGTGATCCTCCTCCGGGAGTTGCTGTTGAGTTCTTCCAATCCTGATATTTTCCGAATGGCTTATTGGTGATAGGGTTTATAATACTGCTGTCAGTAGCTGCATCCGCATAGATAATTTGCCACGGGCCATCCTTGAAGCTTATATAGAGAAGAAAACCTGGATTCACTGTGTTACTAGCGGAGATCAGATTCTTGTTTTCTAGCCACGCAGATACTAACCATTGTGCAAAAAGCTTACGATTATTGTCGTTTCCCACCCCTAACTCTGTAAAATTCTTATTAATGAATGTTAAGTTGTTCTTATCAGGCCATATCAGCCCTGGAAGACATAGACCTCTAACGGGAATCGGAGTAGTTTTCTTCCCGTTGATTCCTCCGTTTGCCATAGCATGACATGTCATAATTTGCATATCTATATAAGATTGGAGATGATCTTTACTTAAGTTAGGGAACCAGAACCAAGTATTATAGACTTTTTTTAGGGTTGTTTGGTCGTATGTTGGGTTGTCGTCCAAACATTGTCCCATGATACTTTCACCCTTACAGTCTCGTTCTTTAACATCAACGCAGTTTTCACCTATTATTTTTGTAATATTCTTATTAGTAGAATCTGGGTTATAACTCATTCCGTACGGGCATAGACATGTTAGGCATTTGCCATCATGCATACCACCTGCTACTGCCTGTGAAACTTTATCGCCCTGAAAACAACCGTACTCGTTGACGGCATTACGCATGAACTGACTTGCAGCTTTTTCTTGATTTGGACTCCATCGAGTTGACGTTGTCTTCCATGGAAAACTAAGACAACTATTATTGCAATCGTCTTTACTCATATTTTATCAGTGCCAATATTAATGTAATACTTAATAGTATTAGATTCATAAAAATGCTTAGTAACGCATATGGAACTCCATGGGATTCGGTCTCTTGTTTAGTACTTTGATGGGAGCATGTTGTCTGAGTCCATGTTCATTGAAGTCTCCATACACTGTGGTCCAAATAGTTAGTTTACGATTATTTTCCTCCATTCCTAAACTATATGTAATATTACTAGTGATTATCTCGATCACCTGATCAATCATATTTTGGACATAGGTCTGTGGTCCCATACCGGAAGGCACATTGTATCTACCATAGATATCTCCGGTTGGAGGACGAAAGGATTCGTACACCTCGCTCATTAGTCCGCAAATAGTAGCTGTTGGTACAACAATAGGTCTATTTTGAGGGTCTACTCCCAAAGTTAGTTCCGTGACCTTCCTGGATATTATGTCGACTGTCTCTTTGCTAAAGTATTTCTTAATACAGTCATTGCTTTCTTCCCATCCTACGTGACGCATGAAGTTTAGATCGCACATAGGCGCATTACAAATTTTAGATGCATACTCCATTTATATATCATCAATATATTCTTAAAATTGTATCCAGCCTCTGTCAATTTAAAACATTGCAAAGAGCACATAAAAATGCAACATCAACTTTGTGTGTTACTGTACAGTAAGTACTCTCCCCAATCTCAGAATCTAGTTACTGCTCTACAAGGAGCCCCAGTCGATCTAGGAGCTGCAATGGGGTTAACTTTAGTATGCATCGATAATGAGGACATAAGGGCCAAGGTCCAAAAAGCCACAAGTGTAGAAGTTACTAGTGTGCCAACAATACTATTAGTTTATCAAGATGGAGGTGTAGAGAAGTATGAAGGAAATAGGGCCTTCTTATGGGCTCAGCAAACCATACAACAGCTTGCACCCCCGCCACCCCCCCCACCACCTCCATCTTCAACCCCACCTCCTAAAACACAGGATCCTCCTCAAGAAGAAGAAGATGATGATGAATTACGACAAAAACCTGAGTCCGTTAAGAAGAGAATTTCAAAACCTACTTCCAAGAAAATTACAAATATAGTTGACTTAGATGCTGAGTCAGAGGATGACGTTGAAATAAAACCTCCACCTGTTGGTATACGTCAGGGAGCAGGAAATTATGAGCTCTCTCAGTCTTTCGGTCAAAGACAAGAACCTAATAGGGATTCTAGCGCACACACAAGCTCTGGTTCCAGTAATCTAATGGCAATGGCACAAGCGATGCAAAAAGAAAGAGAATCGGCTAGTAAATCGCGAAGAAGCGGAGAAGTTTAAAAAAGATACACAATATATAAATGGTTAATACTCACAAAATGAATGTGGTACTTGATTTAGATCAAACATTGATTAGTGCTGAAGACTGGGATTCCAAAGATTTCAAGAAACATAAAAATAAGGCTAAGAAATTTGCATTTCATGATATGGATGGTTACTATATAGTATTTGAAAGGCCAAATCTTCAAAGCTTTCTCGATTATTTGTTTGCTAATTTTAATGTTTCTGTATGGACAGCGGCTAGTAAGGATTATGCACTATTTATTATCGATAAGATCATTCTATCTAAACCTGGGCGTCATCTAGATTGGATATTCTTCTCATATCATTGTGATATTTCAAAAAAGAAAAAGGGAGGTACCAAGGATTTAAGGATGTTTTGGGATGAGTACGAATTAATTGGATACAACAAGAACAATACTGTGATTATAGATGATTATGATGAGGTATATGAAACTCAGCCTGGTAATTGTATAATAGCAGCACCTTTTGAGTTCGTCCAAGAGGGTAGCGAAAAAGATAAATATCTTACCGATCTTCAGAAGTCTCTAGAGTCCATGAAAGAAGGAGAGCCTGCGAAGGGGGTAAACAAATCTCTAGGTTTACCACGGTAAATACAAAAACGAAAATAGGAAACAAAAAATATTGGAATAACTAAACTTGATAACCATGTCCCAATTTGAGCTTTTTAATCAAGCCCTTGCTGCATACCAAACTATTAAAGAACCTTCACCACCTATTGTTCCCGAGGGTAACAAATGCCAACACGTAGACACCATAAATGAGTCTGGTGTTATTACATGTCTCTCATGTGGAGAAGAGATTCAGCATACTATCACTCATGAAAAGGAGTGGAGATATTATGGACCATCTGATAGTAGACGCGGAGCTGATCCTAACAGAGTCCAAATTCGTAAAACTGACGAGAGGAATATTACTAAGGACGTAGAAAATATGGGATTTAGTGAGACTATAGTGACGAAGGCTGACGAGCTGTATACTCAGGTTACTAAAGGTCAAATTTACAGAGGAAACTCTAGAAAAGCTATTGTATTTGCTTGTATATTTCATGCATATAAGATGTCTGGTAAACATCAGACACCAGATAACCTGGTAAAACTCTTTGGTCTTACACGTAAGAATGGTCTACATGGTCTTAAGATCGTTGCTGTTAATGCTCCGAAAGACTCAAAGATACATACAACTGTTATTACCCCAGTCCATCTTGTGCATGATATCATGAACAAGTTTAGAGCTACTCCGGACCAAAAGTCTGAGGTAATACACCTATATGCTAGAATTAAGAATCGGTCATCTAAGCTCAACCGTTCCAGGCCTCAATCTGTTGCCGCAGCTCTTACTTATTATTGGATTCGCAAGAAGAAGCTAGATATAAGTCTCAAGGATTTTGCCAAGAAAGTAGATTTATCCGAACTAACAATTAATAAGAATGCTAAGGAAGTAGCGTTGGTGCTTGGAACTCCCGACATAATCTGAATTTGTGATACAATTATAGTTATCACAAATTAAAACATGTTTCTTAGACAAAAAGATTGTATTTCATACCTTTCAGAATAGCTCTTTCTTCACGTGGATACTCCTCAAAATCCTCGTAACTTTGAAGTTCAGTCTCGTACATCTTACATGCTAGAGCTACCGCATTAAATGGAGTACAGTCCAGAACGCTATCATAGTAAGTTTGTGCTGCCCATGACGTCACCTCCTTTTCGGCGTCCAATGTTTCACACCAGTCCTTTATTTCCGGGGACACTCTGCACGATGACTTTGTTTTCCAAATAACAGGTGGAGTATAATCAGATGAAAACATAGATCCTCTTAATGCCTGTAAAGGGGTAAGGCGTTTCTCAGGATTAAGTTTAAGTAGACCTTTTACAAGATGACCCAACGGAGTATTCTTAAACCGGGGTATTTCCTGGACTAAAAAGCGCAAAGCTGCCTTATCTTTATTCACAGGTAGCTGTTTTTGTGTGTACATCTCATATAGAACTACCCCTAGAGACCACGCATCGGCTGGAAATCCATACGGTTTCTTTGCTACTACTTCGGGTGCACGATACGTAGCGGTTGCTATTCTTCCAGTATGACTACCATTTTTACACATGCCTCTAAATACCTTCGATAACGAGTAATCAGCTAATACTGGATTAAAATTTCCATCTAGTAATACGTTGTCAGGCTTAATGTCGCGATGAAGTATACCATTGCGCTTTAGAAAAGCGAGACTCTTTAGCAATTGCAAGGTGATCTGACGACGATGATCCTTTGTCAGGATTTTATCGGTTATTGCCTGATAGAGATCCATGGAATAGCATGGCATGATGATTCCAACCTGGGTTTTTGTCATCATAATATCTACTAGACCCATTATTCCCTCGTTGTTACCTTGAAACATTTTCAAGATCGAGATTTCTCTCAATGCGCCAAGATCTATTTCAGCTTCTTTAGGGAACCTTTTAAGGGCAAATGTCTGACCGTCTTTATTGGTCACCTGATATACTACACCAAATGTACCGGAACCGATCTTGGCACCAATAGTGTACGATGAACCAGATATGGTTTTCATGGTTTGTATGACAATGGCTCCTTTTAAGTTAGTTCTAATTTTCATTTTTAACTTTTCATCTGGTTTTAACTCTCACATACTTTGGTATCCTTTTTCGCAGCATACAATATTACACCTCCAAACAGAATTTTGTTTACAAAATCCCCAAGGTTATATACCAGGTTCATATCCTTTTCTTTAAGAATGTAACCTAGAGGATATATTGACCATCCTATAGTGACTATCCACTTCATTGCATTATATGCTATCTTAATTGATGGATTTGACGAATCATTCTTTAGTTTAGCTCCACCTCCTAAGAAGACTTCATATAATATATACACCCAGGCCACCATTCCACATACAAATCCTACAGGTCTAGAAACACGCCCCGTTTCTCCCAAAAAGCCAAACAATATCATCAAGAAACTGGCAATTAATAACTTGGCTAAGAAATCTTTGGGAGCTGGCCCATCTACAGATAATACTAAGTAAAACTCGGAAAGCTGTAAAGGAACAGTTAGAAACCAATCAAGATAACGATATACAACTGGGCTAGATTTATTAGATAACCATAATTTTCTCATATAAAAATAGTGAATAGCGGCTATACCAGTAACCATAGCAGAGATTGCAACAGGCAACTTCCATTTATCACTAACAGAAGTGCGTTCTACAAGAAGAAAGCCAGTAAATACTATCATGGCGATCATTATTATAGAAAATGTCATCCCAATGTTGTCTCTTGCGTTTAATTTAGTCATTATTTATAGAATAGCATGAAATTATACTTAAGCATTATTACCTCTCATTACAACATTTATTTCTAGAAAAAAGTTATACTATTCAGTATAACTTTACGTAAAATTACTTATTCTGACACCTACGCACCATGCGCGCATTCCATTTTTTTCCTTTCTTAAATTTGCGTGATTCGTTGAGTCTCTTAGCTATTGTTTTAGGTGCTTCTTTGTACATGGCCCCTTTAATATCATCAATAATAGCACGTTCTTCCGGGTTGTCTTCAACAACTTTTCTGATTACAGTCTTACCATCAACATCAAATATGCGGCGATATCTTTTGCCATACGGAAGCCCCCCAACTCTATCATCTCCACGAGAACGCTTCCTACTATAAGCAAGTTTCACTCGAGCCCCTATCGCAGCAGATTCTTTTTGAGCATCGAGTATTGCTTGAATAAACGCAAGTTTATCTGTTCTATAACGTAGCTTCTCACTTTGAGCGTAGATCTCAACCCCCCTACTGTTAAGGTCCTCGAGCCAAGATAGATAGTGTACAATATTCCTGCTCAGACGATCTACACGCCATACCCAGATTGAATCTCCAGCTCGTGCAGCTGTGCCAATTTTCTTCATGACAGCTGGTATGGACTTGTAGGCAGAGCCACTAATATTAGAGCATCTAATCCTGACACGAATATGTGGAACAGTAGAAGTTTTAGCCACTGCAGCGCGAAGCTCATGCTCTTGTCCTTTTAGGCTTGTGCTTGTTTCGCTGGCCTGCTCCTTTGTTGATACACGACAAAGTAGATAATGGGTTCGTACACCTTTACCTTCCAGATATTCAGCAATCTTGTTTTCACAAGAACAGTTGTCTTCGCTCACCCAATGCACACTACGGTCTTTGAAGAGGACTTGAAACGTCCACTTAGTACCACTGGGCCTAGCGTTAATGACTTTTTGAACTTCACAATCCTCTTGTTCTTCTTTCTCCTCACTAGATGACGTCATAGTAACGTCATCATCTTCCTTTACATCTAACTGAGACATGAAAGACATTACTTGGTCAAGCATATGATCAGGGACAGGTACCATATTCAGATTTTTTCCTATGATCGACATGTTCTGACATTTTCCTAATATTCGAAACATAAAATCAACTTTGAAAATTCCCTGTTATTTTTGCTATTTATAGCATTTATATTGTACTATATAAAATGTGTTGGTATATTTGTCGAACTATAGGACAGAAGATGTGCTGTCTTTTTGATAGATTTTTAGCCGGAACTGTGTTTCTTGGTGGAATATCTACCGCCACTACTACTTCACTTCAATATACTGGTTACATTGACGATTGGAAAGCTGTAGTAATCCCATCTGTTATAACATTCATAGCTATAATGGGGTGTGTGCTACGTTGTGCGTGTAGAACTCAAAGCCAGACTTCTGTCAATACTCAAACAGTAATTATAAATACTACTTCGCGAGAAGATCGTCCACAGGTAGCAGATGAAGTAACCATACCTGTTCGGGCCATTGAAGTTACTACTCAACCATCGGCTTCGTTATCACAAGCAGATAAAGTAACTATACCTGTTGGGGCCATTGAAGTTACTACTCAACCATCGGCTTCGTTATCACAAGCAGATGTATTACAAAAAGTTCACCAAGAATGGCGTGAATCGAGATCCAAATCTTAATACTTTTTTAGTATTAAAATATTTACGCGCTCTCCTTGTACTTTTCTTGAGCCTTCTTACTCAGAGCTTTCCATGCCGCGGAAAGTTTCTTAGTAACTTCTGCTCCACTTGCATCGGGATTGTCCTTCTTGAAAGAAGGACGGTTTTCAGTACAAAAAACTTGATAGCCGGTGCGCCCAGAGGACTTTCCAACCGACTTATTAGTGGAAGATTTCTTTCCCTTCTTAGGGGCAGACTTCTTCTTAGGGGCAGACTTCTTCGCAGCGGCTTTCTTAGGAGCAGCCTTCTTCTCAAGAAGCTCGTCAGTGTCCGAAAGGACGTTCTTCTCTTGCTGATAGCGCTCGCGATCTTTCTCGGCAAGCTTATCATACTTACCAGTTCCGTCATCTGCTTTAAGAGCATTCCAGCGTTTTCCCAGCTCCTTGGTAACATCCGTTGCCTTAGAATCCTCACCCAGTTCTTTCTTTACCTTGGAGCGGAAATCATCGCAAAAGAAAAGGTAAGCAGACTTAGCACGTTTTGGGCCATTCTTCCTCCCCGAAACCAAATTATCAGGAGGGGTATACTCTGACTTCTCTTTCTCATACCTCTTCTTGTCCGCAGCAGCAAGTGCCTCATACTCCTGAAGCTTTTTCTGACTCTTTTTATCCTTCTTAAGGGCATTCCACCTCTTTCCCAGCTCCTTGGTAACATCCGTTGCCTTAGAGTCCTCACCCAGATCTTTCTTCACTTTATCTCTGTTATCCTGACAGTAGAACAGGTATGAAGACTTACCTCGCTTAGGAGCTTGAGGATCCTTAGGAGGGCGACTAGCACGAGACAATAGATTCTTCACTTGTTTTTGATTGACTGAGTCCATCCATAGCTCTTCAAGATTTGCAGCGCCTTTATTCTCATCGAGAAATGCCAGCACCAGCTTATTCACTTGTTTCAATGTGGGGTTCATGATTATTTGAAATTATACTCTCCAATCTATAAATCGGTTTATCCTCCGCATATTTCCCCTTTAACGACTTATTTGAGAAAGTTGAAATTTATTGATATATTATAAAATGTCCACTCCTTTCACTCTATATAACTTTACGGAGCAGATTCCTATAATTAACGTTGCGGACCTTTCCGTGGCAAATATGACCTTCAGTGTCGGAGGTTTTACAATAAAAACAGTGACGGGTACTATTAAGTATGATGGTACAGAAAGTGGCACAGAAAGTACCAATATATTCCTAACACCTTCTGGAGATAATCTTACAATTCCGAAAGGGTCTATATTGACTCAAGCCAAAATAAGTAGTGTCAAACCATTGAGTCCTAATAATATACCCTACCTACAGGTATCACAGATTACTACAGATCCCGATGGTCAAGTAGTTGATCATCTATTTGAACCACTAAATGTTACCGATCTTGATGGTGATCAATACAAATTGTACATTACTCAATCTCACAATTCGATACAACAAGATACCGTTGTGTGTGCTAAAGGTTCGCCTCTAACCAGTGGTATTCTTCGTATAGATATTGTATACCAAGTCCCTGTTTAATCATCTAATACATTATTAGTATTAGATTAATACAAGATATTTAGAAACCAGCTGCCCGACGACGGTTGTAACTTCCGTATCCCGTCTGCATGGATGCCGCCTGACGGTTGTGCTGATGTTGCTGAGCCATCTGGTACTGTTCCATAGGGAAGTTCTTAACATTTTGGTGAGCCATCGGATAGGTCTCATTGTAAGCAGAGGGACCGGCGCTGGATCCCATACCGTTACAGCCCTTGAGAGTCTCGGCAGTGTAACCTCCACCATTTCCAAACTGACCCGTCATACCAAGGTGCTTATCCGAAGGAAGGTAACTCATTGCATCCTTGCTACGAGCAACCTCCTGCTGATACGGTAGTGTCTTACCGTAGATGGGTGCAGCAATACCCGCTGCGTTAAGATTGACGTATTCCATGTACTGTGGTCGAGAAACATTGTTCTCTACCACTACACGATCTTCTGCACTGTTGCATCCAGCGCGTTTTGTCATAAAAGAATCTGGACAGGCACGACGCCCGGCGGTATCCACACCATTCCAGACAGGACATACCATCAGGTTGGGATTTTGAAACCTATCGGACTGAACTTTATTTGCCCACCCGGTTACTACTTTGCAAGTACGGATGCCCGATTCGAGTGAAACCGAACCTCCACCATTTGAAGCTGTTGCTGACATTTTATTACTAACCAAGAAGATAAAAAATAAAAATTTATTCAGGAAACACTAAATAACATGTGTTGGTGTTACTCAACAAGGTTTGGATGGAAACCTTTTATTTATTGGCTTCAAGGTCGCGATTTTCACAAAGAGCGAAGACAATGGATTAAAGAAAACAAAATATTAGAGTCCGTGTATAATATTGCATGACTCATTTAAAGTCATAGATGACAAAGCAAAAATAATGGCAACTGCTCAACCTTCATCAAGTAAATATCAAGATCCCGACAATAAGGAAGAGATACTTAATGATCTCAAAAACTGTCCTACTCTAGGACATGTTAACGAACTTATTAACAAGGTCTTTCCAGATTGGCAAGTAGGAGCATTTTCAGGTTTCTGCTCCGGGTATCCTCACTTAAATAATAATTGGCATGGATTATGTGCTCGTGTTGGTGTAAAGCCAACGGAAGTCTTAGCTGTAAGAGAGCTAAATTTTGAGGAGGATCATATCGTATTGCGAACATTCGTGGAATGCTTAACTCGCGCAGGATTTGCAGTAAGAAAGATGACTGACTACGTACCCTGTAGTGTATGTTCAACAATAGCTGTACCAACACCTTCTATTCATGAAGTGATGAAAGAGAAAGGGATTACTGTACCAGATAATAATGTCCCTACGTGCATGAAATGTAGATCAACTTAATACTTAAATAAGTATTAAGATTCCCCGAACAATATATCAACGCTAGCGACCTCCACCACGGAAAACTCTTCTTCTAACATCAGTATATCAAGGTAGCTAGGTTTTTTGAGACCTGGGATTGAAATAAGATAGGTATCGTATTCTCCAGGATCAGTAGTGAAGATTTTCTTTTGTTCCATATCTATGACACAATCTTTAGAGATTAGATATATTATACGATATTTTTCTAGAGCTAATTTATACTTTCGATGTTGTTCATTACAGAAATCCTTCAAACCAAGCTTACACTCGAATATAGTCTGAGTGTCAATATTCAGAAAATCAAAAATGCATTTTTTATAGATATGTTGCACTGTAAGAGATTCTCCGTAGCGACTCTTGAGAACATCCTCCCACCATTTTTCTTGGTCAACAGAGCGCGCCTTGGCTATCAGAAAAGAGTCAGCTCCTTTATATTGTAACCCTCCCTCCTCCTTTATCCTTTTAACTATGTATGGAATATTGATAAGGTCATAAGAAGCTAGGAATTCCTTGAACTCCGAACGAGGAATACCATAATCTTTCTCAAACTTTTGGAGCCACTTGGTAGGAGCTTTGATATCGTAAGGATTTTCTTCCTCATTTTCCATTCTGCGGTAAACTTCATCTCTAAGTCCTAGGACTACTCTAATATAGTAAGTATAACATGACTTCTCAGAAGAAGTAATAGGTAGCTCTATATCATCTACGGGCCGAAGATTAAAGAATGCGTAATCGGACAGAAAATCTACAATATCACCTCCTGAAGATGTTAAGAAGTAACTACGAGGATCGTACTCGCATATTCTATTGTATAGATATTCATAACTATCTCGAAACCATTCTTGATCCTTAAGCCAATCACAATACCCTCTATCTTTTAGTACATGACCCAGAGTCTTACCTTTGTATTTTCCGAACGTAATAGATTCATTGGTCAACATGAGTTTATTTTCACCGAGCCATTCTTTAGGTATTAAAAGAATGTTGTTGTGATATAAATGAGCACACAGCAACAACGGATTCTAAAAATGGCGCTGTGCGGGGGTAATGCGGTTGGTAAATCTAGCATTGGTGCCCGCTTAGCCAGACAGGAGCCAGATCTAGAACATAACCCTACCATTGGGGTTGACTATTTTGCTCGAAGACTTCCCGCATATAATGCTAAGATAGGTATTTGGGACTTGGCAGGTGACAGACGCTTCGACACCATAACTACTCCGTACATCACTGGCACCACCATTATACTCTTTGTCTATGATATCACCAGATGCGAGTCTGTCATGGAGTTAAGGAGACTTCACTCTTTATACAAAAAGGTTCGTAATTTAGAGAAGGTTAATATTATTGTAGTAGGCAATAAGATGGATAAAGGACCGTCTGCCTATACAACTTGTGTAGATCGTGGCAAAACTTTTGCGATCGAGCTATCTGCTCCTCACGTAGAAATCAGCGCAAAAACTGGTCAAGGATTGGAAGAACTTCTATCAGTTATCATACGCGAAACTAATCTAGAGAAAGTTGAACGTGATCTGATGACAGATATCAAGATAATGCATAACGATTCTATTAGAACCTGTAGAAATTGTTTAATATCATAAATAACCGAGGAAGAACACAGAACGTCCTGAGGAAACGAAGCGTTGAGTAGGATTATATTGTAGATATATAAAGATGCCCAAGAACTGCAGAGATACTGAGCAATACATTATATTTACAACTGGGTTAGTGTTAGGTATGATCTTGAGTTACACAGGGCTGTTAGGGTTCATTGCCGGAATAGGAACAGGGTTATTCTTAGGTAACAAGTATGATAAAATTACCAACGTAATTATAGAAACGTGTATCCAGTTGATAAATAAGTCTGAACAGAAGGAGAAGTAATTTATAGGAACAACTATAGACAACAGAAATGTCAGACCTACCAGTGTTTGCAGTTTGTGGAGTTGTAGCACTCCCAGTTCTATTCATATTTCCCTATGGAAGATATCGAAGTCTACATCCTACATATATTGACCCATTAATGACCAAGATCGGGATAGGAGATCTAGATGGATGGAGCATTAGTCATTTTTGTTGGTATGGTATAATGGGGTACATGTTTCCGACACATCCGATAGCCGTATTAGGTATGGGAACTACATGGGAGGCCATAGAATGGATATTGGGAGAAACCAGACCTGCAATAATGGGGGGGTTCGGAGATTGCCCTAATAATATTAACTCAAAAGAGAATGAGAAATGGTGGTATGGACGAGGTAGTGACCTAATTATGAATACCCTAGGTTTCTTCATTATGAGATTGTTGGTTGTATAATCTTAGATTATACAATATTAATATCGATACCCTGAACTAAGATGGCAGTCCAACTGGGATAACTTAGATTTAATGAACACACCTTGATTAGTAGAAAAAACTATATTTTTGATTCCAATACGTATGAGTACTTGTTGGCAATGAAGACACGGCTTAGCATTAGCTAGATCTCCATTACGAGTCCAGCGCGCATTCCACATAGTGTATTTTGCTAACTTTCTCTTATTTCCTAGTTTAGAACTTATCAGTTTGAGTACAGACATCTCTGCATGGCAAGATCTACCTAAGATTGTAGAACAGGTTGGTCTACCCCCTAGAGTTGATTCAGCATGTGCTATAATTTTACCTCCTTTAACCAACGCACTTATGTGTCTTTTGGGATTAGTCCAATTATCCCCAGGAATTAGTCGACTATGTCTACATCTGATACATACTTCAGCCATGATTTATGATTTTTAATATGTATAATCATAGATCAATTATATTTTTTCCTATCTTTCTTAGCTCTAAGCTTGCGATTTTCAATCTCAATCTCATAGAGGCGTCGCTGTAGGTCCCGCATCTTATTAAACATTTTTTCCTGATCTCTTCGATTACGAGGAGTACTAGGACTAGGAAAATCATCAGATGAAGATGATTCTGCAGAAGATGAAGAGTACTTCATGGGAGAACTTGAGTGAAGCTTTCGAAAATCTGAGGGCTTCTTGCGAAACTCCTTGTAATATCGCATGGGGTCATTAAGATAACGCTCTTTAACCTTCTTCCTATGTGATAATCTTTCCCTCTCACTCCTACTATGTCGCTCCTTCTCCTTAGTCCTACCATGTCTCTCCTTCTCCTTAGTCCTACGGTGTCGCTCCTTCTCCTTAGTCCTACGGTGTCGCTCCTTCTCCTTAGTCCTACGGTGTCGCTCCTTCTCCTTAGTCCTACGATGTCTCTCCTTCTCCTTAGTCCTACGAATACGTCTTCGTTCCTCTTTCTCTCTTTCTCGACGTAGAGCCTTAGCCTTCTCTTTTCGCTTGATCTCTTCTTTCAGCATTCTTTTTGCCTCTTTTTTCGCTTCTAACTCCTTAAGAGTTGCGGTTCTACCACGACGAACCTTTTCAGGTTTAACATCTACAATTTCTTTACGAGGACTTGGGCTTTCAAAGTATGGGTTATCGTCATTACCCGATTCCCCCCCTAAAGACACTACTTGATCATCATCTTCCTCCTGATCATCAACTTCCTCCTGATCATCAACTTCCTCCTGATCATCAACTTCCTCCTGATCATCAACTTCCTCCTGATCATCAACTTCCTCCTGATCATCAACTTCCT